CCGACAACTCAAGGATCCCTTGCTACCACCGTGACGGCCGCTACAGCCACCTTGCTGTCCATAGCCGTCGCGCTCCTGCGTTCGTGTGATAAATGATCATAGCCGCTAGTCCTAATTAGGTGCGCTTAAGCACCACCAGTCCTGCAATGGACAGATAGACAGGGGCGGTCGACATGCCGACATGACGGTTTGGCTCTTCCTAGTGCCAACATGCCGCGAGGCCCCTCTTCGCAAACTATACAACGGATACGCCGCTGCCTCGGTTTACGTAACCATTAGTACGAACACCGCTACTCAACTCACGGCCCTTGCGAGCGAAAGGTGCTCAGCTACTCGTATAGGGCATCCGTTCCCCACAAGCGACTGATTCCTCCGTGAACCAAGCTAGAACTGCCACCAACGTGAAAACGTATCTGGTGCGTCCATGTCACATCCTAAGGGCCCTGCGCCCAAAGGAGGGTGTCTCGTGTCTTGAAGATTTAAGGGCTGGCCAACCCACTGCCGGATCAAATGGCAGTTCTTCAAAGGCCTTCACCTCAGGTCCAGTCCCCTACTGGTCCGCCAGGCTTCCACCAGCATGCACGATCATGCTGGCAAAAGAATAAGGCCAAGGTCCAGGTGAGCCAATCTTTGTTGGCGTGCCACCTGACTCGCGCGTGACCGTACGCGAGCAACTCCGGGGACGGCGACAGGCTTGCCGCTGGATGGTGGAGTTAACCTCGTCTCGCCTCCGGTCGTTATCTTACCGGAAGCCCCTTGAAAAATAAAGCTAAGTGGACATGCAAACCACGGCCGCCGAAGCGGCGCTCCCCATAGGCACCTAGGGAGCAGGTCGCCAAGCCTCGGGAAGGCTGGCGAGATAACCTCCAACGTCATCCAGTTGTTGGAAATCCCAAGAATACAACACCCAGGCATCCAGTTCCTCGGTGCTAACCTCAACACCTGCGAGTTTCAGCCTTTCCAGCTCCTCGGTGGGCGTCACCGCCAAATTCAAGCCCTCGATAAGCTGTTCGATCTCCGTAAATCCGTGGCCGTCCTCTCCGGTACATTGCATAGAAGTCTCACGGTCCTTAATCTCAGCAGAATACTTCACGTTCCTCGCGTACTGGTGGAACTTACGGGACACAGTAGGGTACAAGCCGGCAAAGTTGAAAGCATATGAAATCGACTTGCTCGCAGCGTTGTCCCGCAATGTCTTAAAGTCCCCATCCAACGCGGCCCGCTTGGCCTCGCCAGACACGCTCACTCCAGCGTTCTTGATCGCACGCGCCAGGTCAGGGGCGGCAAAACCAGTTGGTTCACCGCGGACACAAATGATGTGCCACCCACAAAACTCGGCGCGCTTGTCAGCGAACACTATCTTCATGTTAAACCCCATTCGCTTCCACCAATCGAGAAACATGTTGCTGAGTTCATCCCCCTCTATCATTGGTGGAAAGAGCGCGCAGAGAGAGTCGTCTCCCTCAAACGCCCCGTTCCACCATCTCATCTTGCCCGTCACGTCCTTGCCGTTGCGTTTGGTTGGGTCTAAGAACAACCAAGGTTCCTCCATGATCGAGCAGATCCAATTGCAAAAGTTGATCCACCAATTGAGGCAGCTCGTGCCTCGTTGTCCTGACCGCCTAATAGCCTCAATCCAGATGGACATCTTCTCCATCTTGCTGTCAAAGAACAACTTCAACTTCGCTTTGGTGTTGCACGCTTCGTGCTCCGCATGCCATTGTTCGGGCACAACACCGTACGGAATCAACACCTGCATGATGTGGCGCATGATTGGGTTCTCGCATAAATCCCGAATCCCTTGCCGGCAGGTTGAATCCCACGCGCTCCCGTCGCCTTCTATCAATCGTGCGCCTTTCTTGGTCAGAGATTTGATGTTTCTGTAGATGGCGTCGCGCTTGCCCGCGTGCTTGATGGACTTGTCCTCCATCCAATCGAAGAGCAGATCCTCAAAGCACTTCACGACGAGCAATGCCATCAACTGTCCGTCATCTCCGTCGGCGATTAATATACGGGGCGCTTTTCCCTCGGGCATGCATTCAGCCTTGATAGACACTTTAAAAGTCATCTTCGGATAAGCCTTCTGGAGCATGTTCTGAATCGACGCAGCAGTGCGCTCCGCCGACCACTTGCCAGACACAAGCTGATCAAGATGCAACTTTTCTTCTGCCCACCGCTGAATGCGCTTCGCTGAAAAGATAGCGCGTTTCGGGTGCATGCCCGTGGCCTCACCAACAAGCCTGCGGATCTTCTTCACGTCCGCTTTGGTGGGCTCAAAAGGCCTGAATTTCTCGTCCATCCTCTTCTCTTTCCCGGCCTTGACATTCGACGCTGAATTCTTGTAAATGTTTGGCAGAGCTGGAATGGGCCCAACGAGTGTGCCCACCAGCTGTTGATGGTCGTTCAATGCAGTGTCCTTCGTGAACTCCTGACCAACAACAAGATGCGCGCGTTCCGTGCCATGGTCGACCGTGACAATTCGCTGTCCGAGGTCAAAACGCATCTCCGCCAACACCCAAGCATCCTGAGGTGTGTTACCACCATGCACGCCTTGTTCAAAACCAGTTGGACTGGACATCCAGTACCATGGATCATTGAGCGTTGCCCAATCTGTATACTCCGCTTCCTCGGACACTTCAGTGCCAATCGGTGAGTAAGTTACTGGGCTGCCCACTGGAACGGGCAACGGTTCACTTTCCCCAAGAAAGGCGTGAAGCGAGGGCATATGGCCCTGGGGTTCTTCCAAGAACTCTTCCACCGTGATAACCTCCACCGGATTGTCCCCGCCGTCGTTGGGGGACTGCCTCGCAGATGAATGCGGTTGTGTACCACTTGGGACAACTGCACTCGTGGTTCCCTCCTGAGCCTCCACCGCAGGCTCGTCTGCGTCTGTTTTGGATGTTTGCACACCCACAGCCGTCGCAGTTGAAACCGCACCACCACATCGTCGCAATTCAGTTGGGTAACGTCTGTCTGTGAAACAGCAGCACTGAGACTTGCTCACCTCATGGCCCGACAAAAATCGGATCACGAGCACAACTGCAACCAAGCGCAAAGCAACATGCTCCAGCGAACCAGAAGGCCAAAATGTTTCGGCCGCCTGTTCCATGTTAGCATGTATAGTAGCTGGCTTGGTGCCGTTGCGAGTCCCATGCGTGAAAAGGTGTGCAAAACGACTGTACTCCTTCTCACGCAGCACCACCGAGGTCTTGACCAGCTCCTTCGTGGGTCCGCCCCCCATGCATGAGGCGAGAGCGCACGTAGGTTGAGTCTCGACCCAATCCCAGGTGTTGATTACCCATTGACCCTTGCGAGCCGTCGCGGCCTCACGGAAGTGAGACGCGATGGTGCCAGGGCTATGAAAATTGACTTTGTCGTGATGCGAAATCATGACGCTGGATCAGTAGCAGTCCTCAAAGAGAAC